CCCGTTGGAGCTGAGGCTTGAAAAAAAGCTGTTTTCGTACTTGTAGCCCAACCATTATCTTTTAAAAAATCATCATTCTCAGCCAAAGTATCAAGTTTCGATGCAAAGACAGGATCTTTATAAACGAAAGAACCGACTAAACTTGTATAAGACAAATTCTTCCTCCATTGGATCGTCGTCCATCGGACAATTGTCCGTTAAAACATTCTATAATCCGGTGTTTCTGTTGCTGCGCTTCCAAAATAAGCGAAAAGTTTATCCATATCCGAGGCAGTATCATAATCATCAGACTGCGGACTTAATCCGTCCCCCTCATCCGCCTCAGAACCGATAAATCCAAAAAGAATGTCTATGGAAGCATCTCTCCTAATCCTAAGATCGACTCCTTTAGGTTGACTATCGAGATTGATTCGAACAGTTGTGACTTCTCCTATTTCTTCTGAAAAATTATATTTCGTATCTGTTATTCTAACCAAATCACCGATCTCCGTTGTTATTGCATCAAGTCCCGTTGTGAGATCGATATTTAAAACAGGTTCGGAATATCGAGCTACCAATTTATTCGAGAAATCTTCCGCATGTGAACCTCCGGTTGAATACCAATGAGATTCAAATTCAAGACCGATTTCTTTATATTTCCCAATTGAAGTCGAATCTTTTTTTACATAGAGACCATCAAACTCAATATCTCCGTCTGAAAAATTCCACGAATCTGTCTCCTTGAATTTTACGGATACTGCATTGATGATTTCATCGACACTTCGAATATAACCCAATAAACTTATTTTTCTGTGATCTCCAAATTCTTTGCTTGGTATTCCAAAAGAAGGAACATAGGCCTTTATCTTGATACGACCATCCTTTCCTGAATAAAGAGAACCAAGAACATGGACCAATAAATTCTGAATGAATTCAATCGCATCCGTTTCATAAGGAATCATACCGGTCAAATCAAGTGTATTGATGGCATCAATCAAATCTATGAAAGTATCAAAAGAATTATAATCGATAGTCACGTTGGCGTCGCTTTGCGTTCTATCAAAATCTAGAACGAAATCTGACCATGCTTCCTCTGTATCCGAATCCCAATTATAACCTGTCAGAATCGACCATATGATTTTCCCCATATTGAGAGTCGTCCATTCTGGGTATTGGTTTGTTGAAAATGTGATTGTATCGTCAATAACCCAATTTACACCGCCAGCCTTTATAGTAAATTTTATGCCACCTGCTCCCGTCCCTGTCGAAAATTCAGTTCCACTCGTCGCCGTTCCAACATTGCCGGAAACAGATCCAACGACTGAAAAGGTGGCCGTTGAATCTCCTCCCCCTAACGTACAAGTTAACGTCCAATTTTCGTTTACTGTTTTAAAAGGGCGTGTCTTTATGACATTAATTGTTCCATTCCCCGTATTTGTCGATGTCACGACAGGAACTTCATCTGCTGGATGGGAATGGAGAATTTGATCCATAATACGCCACATAATATCACGACATCTAAAAGTAACAATAGATTCTTGATTGCCCATCACCAATTGATCAATATATCCCACAGCCTGAGTTTCGTATGATGTTGTTCCATCAGGAAGAATGAATCCGAGAGAGACTCTTATTCTTGCGCCATGGTATTGTTTATCTTCAAGGAAAGATCCAGCTACATATTCGGAGAAATTATCATCGTGATTGGCTAAAATAATATCGAAATTTCCAGCTTGTATTTCATCTGGCGCTCGTTCTTTGACTTGTTCAAAATTCGCGCCTGATAAATAATAATCAGTAATATCTGTTACCGTTCCGGTTACTTCTATAAATTCTATTTTGATGATAGGTTTTGAATCTTGAAGTCGTCTTGCTTCGGTGTTGAAATGAAAAGGAGTATCGGTTCCATTGTTGAGGCGTGTAGAATTGAGACCAAAGGCATTTAGTTTGGCTGTCGAACCTGCCATGGCATTAATTAGGAATCCTTAAAAGTTTATATCCAGCTCCTCCTGAATCAGAGATCCCGACACTAACACGTTCCTGCGTCGCATTGTCGTTATCATAAACGAACATCCTCGTATTTCCGGCAACTGCATTATTATCAAATCCTCCTGCTAATAAACCTGCGGCAGCAATATAAAATCCTCCCGTTGCTCCCAAATAAGCACCTGTGTCGAGATCATTAAAAAAAGCTAGACTTGGATTTGTTACCGTCCCATTTAATACAGCAAATCTAGCACTATCAATAAACGCTGGATTGGTTCCACCAGTCGCAAAACTGATACTATCACTTCCGCCATAGAGTCCTGTATTTAAGTCCGCACGAAAACTGATGCTGGGATTTGTCACTGTTCCTGCTGAAAAAGCGAACCTGGCATTATCGACAAAGGCTCTTTCTGCTCCGCCAGTTACAAAACTAACACTGTCCGTTCCTCCCACTAATCCTGAATTGGTATCTGAATTAAAAAATAATCCTGGATTGGTGACGGTTCCGACGGGAATCCCGAATCCAGTTGTTTTCCATTGTGTTATCAAAACACCGTTGACAGCCATGGCAGGATTTGAAACAGCAGGAAGATAGAATCCGGTTGCTGTATCAGTCACCCATGAATATGAAGGATTTGTGACAGTACCGGCGACATTTTGGATACCAGTGCTGCTTGATCCAACCCATGCACCATTAGCGTCGAGTTGCCATCGTAACAAAGCATTGGTTGAAAAATTTATTGTATTGGCTACAGTTCGAGAAAGTCCCGAATCTAAATCATTGGCCCAAGAATAAGCGGGCGCACTTACGGTTCCATTAACTGCTTTTAATTGTGTTGCCCCGAGTCCGATTCGATCACTCAAATTTTGAGCAATAGCAATCATTTCTTCAACACTTCTATTGTGATGGTTGGCAATCCAATAATGATTGACTGCGTCATTATCGGAATGGGTTGATGCAGTTGTGCTATCCGCCCCACGCGTGCAACCTGTAAATGAAGTAGCCGTTTTCCCAGTGTATGAAACGGCTTCCGTTCCTATTGTGATATAACCAGTAGTAGGGAAACTGCCCGCATCATCCACATTAATAGTTGTATTTGAAGTTCCAATATCTCCATCAAGAAGAGTGGAAAGGTTATTGACAAGATTGCCGTAAAGTTGAGCCGTCGTCGGAACCGTAGTAGGAAATGATGCTGCCACAATTACACCTCCGTGAAAGAAAGTCTGCCCTCATAAAGATCGGGTCTTCCTGCTGCAACCATCGTCATATCTGGATCTTTTTCAAATTGAACCTTCCAAATATTTTGAACCGTATCAGTTTTATTTGATTTGTATGTAGCCAAGAAAAATGTTTTTATTTCCTCATTGAATCTTTTTAGAGCATTGAATTGATTGATCAAGATATAATGATTTCTGCTTAAGTCCATTTCAATCCTTCCCTTGACTGTGAGATATTCTGATAAAAGAGTGCCCAGCCGATTGCGGGTTGTTAGTCTCTGCATTTTCTCGTTTGTAACTTTATAAAGCGGGAATAAATCGAATGTGTATATATCAGTTAATGCATCAGGATCAATCAAAGCCCATGTATCCGAACTCAGGGTAATATCCGTGCTTCCTGCCGTATTAAGCCAATAAGAACCCACTTCCTGCCATTCACTCCATGTCGATCCCGCATCTGTTGAATATCTCCACCGCCAATAACGCTTTCTATCATTCGTCCCTGAATCAGTGAATGTTTTTGTTGAAGCGGCTAACGTTGCATCATTTTGTTGAAGTGTCGCTGAAAAATCAGGTTTATCGACGGACACCTGTAGATGATATAGATTTGCGCCGGAAACATCGGCCCAATCAAGAGTGATCGAAGTATCATTTGAATAAACGGAATTTGTAGCTGACATGTTATGCGGCTCCCCGTCTTCTTATAAATGGACCGGTAGGATTTGTCATGGTGTATCGTTGGATTTCAGGAACGATCCGTTGACGGATGAGTTTTTGCCATTTGCTTTCATTCCCTTCGATAAATTGACCGGTAATATTTACATTTATATTGATTGAACTATTCTCAGCCCCAGCAAAAGCAGGAGATAATCCACCGGTTCCACCCGGATTAAAGGGACGAAGACCGCCTTGCCCAACAGGCTGAATAACCTCAGGGCCGGCTTCACCTGCAATTCCTCTTGCCCCGGATCTCATCCCGACCAAAAGAGTCGGCTCAGAAATAATTCCGCCATGCTGAAATCGTCTTAAAAATCCACCGGCTCCACCGGTAAGAGCCATGAAAACCAACCATCTCGCCGTCATTTCGACGATAGCCGCTATGACGGCCCTTAAAAGATCTTTCCATATGTTTTTCATTATTTCGGAAAATCGCTTTCCTTCAACAATCATTTTGGCAACACCATTGCTAAATTGGGTGAAAACCTGATCGCTCACACCCTTCGCTATATTGCCCCAATTTTGTTCTTGCAAATTTAAAAAATCATATGTTTTTTGCGCAATCTGAGTCCGTTGGCGTGCCTCTTCTTGGCCAGCGGCTAATCGAATATTTACCCCTTGTTGATAAAGTGTTAAATGTTCTTCCTCCATTTTTCGCATGTCCGAATCAGTTTGTACAGCTACTCCTTTCATACCCTCCATAGCTTCCTGGAAAGAAGTTTTCACACCATCTATCATTAACGTGAAATTGGAGCCCATTCTCCCGAATGCTTCCCTTATTTGAGTGACCGCCGTTCCGCCTGTCGAGACAATATTGGATAATGCCGTCTTCCAAGAATTTGGAAGAAACATCGAAACTTTTTCAACAATCCAATTAACAACGTAGATCATTTTTTCGAATAGAAAAGAGATGACGGTACTAAGATCATTGCTGAGATTATGGGATTTCGAAAAAAGCTCCGTGAAGAATTCGCTTATTAAACCACCTAAAGAAAATATTGAATTCGGCAAAACGATCATTACGAAATCGCCTATGGCTTTAAAGACAGGAATGATCGCATTCCATGAAGCGATAAGTGCATCTCGAACGCCCATAAAGTTTGTTGCAATTCCGACAATGGCTGCGATAAAGACGCCGATGATGGCAACTGTTGCGCCAATCCATGAAAAGATAGTTCCGAAAAAAGCGATGAAGGCTCCCTTGAAAGCCAGGATGCCACCAATACTGGCTAATAAACCGGATAATCCAGCGATAAGACCGCCTACAAAAACGATGGCCTTCTGAACCTGCGGACTGATAGAAGATAGAAAGATCGTAAATTTATTCGTCAATTCAATCAGCCAGTTCAGTAATTGACCGGCACTTCCAGCCAACATTTTTCCAATCTCTTCCTGGAGATCGCTTATCGCATTTTTAAATCCGGTAAATTGGCCGAGTGTCGTCTGGCGTTGAGCCTGAGCTTGGCCGCCGAACATCTCGTGCATCTTTTTCGAAGCAGCGGCAAATTTTTCTGTTTTCGATAATCCCTCATCGATAATAATTCCATACCGGCTCAACATGCTCGTCTCTCCAACAAAAGCTTTTCCGACGAGAGTGGCCGCCGAATTCAAATCAATTCCCTTGGCTGCTGCCAGATCCAGAGTCAAACGGGTTGATTCTTTAAGAGCCTCCCCCGTCAAACCAAATGCGGCAAGCTGGGCTTGAGAACTTATAATTTGCTCGTCTGCGAATGATGTAACGGCCTGTAAACTTGTTGCATAATCAGACAAATTCTTCACAACCGATCCGCTCGTAATCCCTTGATTACGAAGAGCCTGGGTTAGTTTTGTTACCGCCAATTCCTGCTCTCCAAAATTCTTAAGCGATGTAACAGCAAGCGCGGAAAAAGATGCAAAAACACCGGCAAAGATGAATTTGGATTGTTCGATTTGTTTACCGAGGTTGGCAAAACTAGATTTAATCCCGTCAACCGATTCAGATCCTTTTTTTCCGAAAGAACTGACCTGTTTCAGTGCATTGGTCAATCCTTTTTGGAGGCCTTCCAGGTTGGCTTTTAAATTTATGACTAGTTCATTATCATCGGCCATTAAAGAATCCTTTTCCCGGTCCGGCGTGAAATTATCTTCGAGATCTTATTCCCTGTATCTTTAAATGCATACCTTGATGTGTTGGTGGATGCGGCGATGGGGGATTGAATTGCTAATTTACCGATATCGGCGTTGGCGCCAATCGAGCGGAAAAATTCACAAACTAGAATATTGAGCGGTGGATAATAACGAATCTCCTCCAATAGTGACAGAAATTCATTGGCGGTTAAAGAATCAATCTGATCCAGCGTCCATCCATAGGCTGAGCTGAAAATATTATAAGCCTTGGCCCATTCTTTTGTTAATTCTGTCCGCTCGATTGTTTTGTCCCCTTAAGCACGATATTCTTCAGAACGGGAAAAATGTCCTGGAGATTATTGATGACAATAGATTCTTCCAACATGGCCCGATAATCGACGAAGAGAATTTCTTTACTGTAAAACTCCTCTGTCAAGAAATCGAAATTAGGGCCGGGAAATAATATCCGAAGTATTTCATGCCCCTTGGAGAGAATCGTATCACCAAGAGAAGTGAATGATGAATTCGTGTCTATCGCTTTAAACTCAGTCATCGAACGATCTAGCAATTCCGTTATCTGCCGGATTGCCCCCATTTTAAGACGAGGCATTTCATATTCATGCTCACCCAATTTGAAACGTTTTATTTCAGCCATGTTTTCTCCCTGGTATTTTTTTATGCTTCCCGAATTAGTTTAAACAAGGATCTTCCTTCCGGCAGAGTTGTATCGCCAAGCGCGGAAAATGTGATCTGGTATTGCGTATATTCATTCATTGCGAAAGGAATTTCGAGGCCGCCATTAATCGTCGCTCGCGGCATTTCAATGGTGATAAATTTCCCGGACTGAGGTTCCTTGAATGTGTATTTCAGATCAACAATCTGAAGTGTGAATTTATCGCCAACTCTCATGATCGTCGCGCTGGCATCTTTGTAATCATAAGCCGCCCTTACCCATTTGCTTCTGAAGCTCGCAGACTTTGGGGCTAAATGTTGGGCTATGCTTGACGAGTAATGTGTTCCCTTTACGAGAACCGCCGATTCATCCAATTCCGTAACAACGACGCTTGTCATCGAAACCGGCAATCGGCTTAAGGTGACTTCCGTTGTCGTCGAGGCCCCGAGCTGGATTTCTTCCCAGACGCGGAGTGTCGATGTAAGCGTGAGCTGTGTTGTCGATATGGATTGACCGAGAGCAGCAATGAGTTGGCGTATTTTGAAATCGCAAACACTTCCAGTCAAACTCGCTTTCTCGCTGATTTTATCTCTCCTTACCATCGTCAATTTATTTCCCGGCTGCTGTTCCGCAAATTCGATTTCATGATTGAATGTGACAGTCCCCTTTAACGATCCAACTTCGCGATATTTTCCACTAACATCATCTACCCTTTTAAAAAATAGTTTACCCTGGCCGATAAGCAAATTATTCGCCTGAACTGACATAAGCTATTCCTCCTTAGATGGAATTAATTTTCCTACGGGCCTCGACATATCGATCCCCAGTTTTTGGTTTCAAATTCTCAATAACGTCTTGAAATTTGATGTTGGGAATTTCTTCTAAAATTCCGCCTTCCGTTGAATTGATAATGTCAAAGCCTCGTTTGTTACGTAAATCGTAAAGTGTTTCTCTGTATTGAAGAAAAGGGACATACGTTTCATTATCTCCGACTTTCACTCTTCCTGTTCTCTCGAATAACATTTTTTCGTGATCATCTCGTATCTCGCGAACACTCCCGTCCTTCTCGATCTCGAACCGTTGTGCGTGCATTCGCCCGCCCGTATAGGCATAATCATGGCCAATCATAACGATAGGGCTGAGTCCGATATAATCGGCGAACAGGACACTCGAATTCCCGACATTCCCGGAATTTATAATCCCATGGAGATCAGGGAAAAGAGCAGGTAGAATCTTGTCCATAAACTGGACCCCGTAGTGGATCATGTTGTAATAGAAAATGGGCCCTTTCCAATGCTTTGATATTTCAGGATCAGACGACGAGTTGAGAATCAATTTCGTGTGAAATCCATAGGGGACTCTCAGCATATCGGAGATAATATTCGGATGGCAATCAACGCTAATCACGAAATCGGGAATTATATTTCTCGCCAAAAGCATCTTGAAAGACTTATCCGTCGAGATCACAATACCGGGGAATTCGTGGACGAGATGCACATTCGCATCCAGACTCGGGCCCGCGCCCACGCAAAGGGCCGGAATATCATGATTTAAAAGACCCTGTAATTCCTGTATTTTCCTTCCGTTTTTTATCTCATCATAATGGGCAACGATGTTTTTGATATAGAGTCCAACCCAGTCATTCAGATAATCTTCACTGGCATAGTCGCGCTGGACAATCGGCCTTGTCACCCCATATTCGATATGACATCCAAGAGCCTCAAGTTTCTTAACCTGAGTCTCGAATTCATTGTGTTTTGTAATGGCGACCTTGAATTTTAGGTCATCCAATTCATGTTTCTGGACGTTCAGCACGTCATAGACTTTTCCGTCGGAGAAAATACGATCTTCCTTTTTAAATTCATTCGGTGATCCATTGAGGGCGAAAAGAATTGTTCCATTCTCGTTATCAATAATATCGGCTTCGTCATTGGAAAAAAAAGCGTATATCTCGCGAAATTCGTTCATGATCCGTTTTCTCTGTTTTCGATGAATCTCTATTTTCGTCTTTAGATGTTCGTCTTTAAGAGATAATGTCATCGTCCCTCACCCACGCGCGATAAGATTTTGTTTGAAACCATACTTGCCAATCATCATCGAATGTCGGCGGCCTTTCTGAATCCAAAAGGAGTTGATGAAGTTCCGCCTGGCTCGTCGGTTTGGTTACATTATTGAGAAGATAAAGACGTTTTTTTATCCTTCGATGGATATCTTCCAGCGTATCAAGAGATCGATGATAGGCCGTAATATCATAGAGATCTTCGCTGATGATCGTCGATTTCGAATGGACAGTCTTATCCGGCGTTCCAGAAACGAAATTGTAGACAACGATTCCCTTATTCCCGGAGGCTGGAGAAAAATCAAAATTATCTGGGAAAAAAGCATGGTAAACATTATACGGTGTTGTCGTTGTATTTCCCAATAGGGCCCTGATTCCGACGGTCGCCTCCGAATCGTCGCGAAGAGCTAAATATATGGCCGAATCTATCTTTTCCATTTTAAAAAATAAGCTTCAGTTCTTTATTTAATTTCTGAACTATCTCCGGTTTTTTCGCTTCGAGAGCTGGTCGCATAAACGGGAAGGCCCGTCTTCCAGGGCCACCGAATTCAATATCGTTCGCATATTCAACACCGGCAACTACCTGAAGAATGATTTCATCATCTTCTATTTTCACCTCCCGTTCCTGAATGTTATCCCTGAGATTGCTTGTCCTGACTTTAAACCGTAATGTCCCATCTGGATTTTTAAATTTGAATTCACCTTTCTCGGCTTTGGCAGCTGCTCCTTTTCCGGTCCCGACGAAGAAATGACGTTGCTTCGCATGTTTCGCAATCTCAGCCTCTCCCCAATCCATCACCTTCATAAACATGGTCGCTGTTTTTTTAACGTCATTAGCAAATGATTTTCTCAGTAAATCCAATGTTTCTTTATCAAGCTCAAGAGTGAAATCGAGTTCTTTAGCCATGACCTCTCACTCGCTGAGCGTAAGCTTCCACATGTCCCGCTTCATCCATGACTTGATTAACCACATATTCATCATTCCCAGCGATCCAATTCTCCGGCCTAATTCGATCACCTTGTTGTATATCACGCCCACACGCAAAATAGAATCGATGACTCGATGATTGCATCTGGCCAATTGCTTGTGTTGCCAGAGAACCAGGAGAAATGGGCTGCATTTCCGAATTAAAGCTTCCGACCGATTGCCAATCATCTGTTGCAATTCCGGTATCACTATAAGTCGGAAAATTTCTGACGACGGAAACAGTTTGTCCCCATAAATCGGTATCAATTAAATCAACCGTATCATTGGCCAAACCGCTGTATTTGGATTGACAATGACTTGAAATTGCAAGAACATTTGGAATACTTAAGGTCAAGGTCAATGGTGAAACGACTGCCGTATGTTGAACGTAACTTGCCGTTACTGTCGCAATTGTAAATAGTGCAACAACCGGAGAAACAGCAGCGGTAAATACTCCAGGTGCTTTAAGAATAGGTCTTTTTAAAAAAGAAAACATTTTAAATCACCCCTGGATAACCTTTCGGTGCCAGTAAATATAAATATTGCATTTCTTCCGCACTTAAAGCTCGATACATAATGCGAACATCATCAATTTGCCCTGTATAATCAAGAGTAGTTATCGTCCCGTATCTTCCTATTTGAGGACCAAGATTTCCATAAATATCACCATAACCGGCACCGATATTTTCCGTACCGGTTAAGGCTCCATCAACATATATTTTTATGTTCGTTCCATCTCGAACCCCTGCAATAAATCGCCAGGTATTATCGTTTAAATTAGTTATACTGGAATTGACCGTTATATCAGCCGTATTATCATCAACAATAAATTGAGGTCTCCCGGAAACACTAAGATTCATTTCTAGCGCAAACCATTGTCCTTCGGTTGTTTCATAATTAGCAATGATAGCTTGCCTGGTAGTATCGGATGTTTTTATCCAACAACAGACCGAAAAATCATTATTGTCTATACGAATATAATTTGGAATTGAGACATAATCATCAGAAGCATCTAGAAAACTTAATGATCCCCAACTGCCAGATCTGTCTCTTCCTTTCCAATCAGCAGCGGTTAAATTAAATATATCTCCATGATTCCTATTGGTTAAATCACGGAATATGTTTCCACCTCTACTATTGGGCGTCACCATCCACCAACCAGCCAAACTTCTATTCAATGGATGATTCATATTAACGGGTCGAGCCCAATTAATTAATCTTGGATCACGTAATTTAGGCATTATAAACATCCAAAACAATCTCGAATTGGATCACTGAATTTCGTCTGTCACGGGAGTTAGTCTGACACTCATTTCAACCGCATCGGCTATGAATGCTTGGCTTGCATCATTTTGAACGACAATCATTCCATATTGTTGCTCTGGTATGAAAACACCAAGATGGCCGATATGAATATCGGCGTCATTCGAAACCGGAATTGATCCGATAAAAATTAGTTGATTAATGGCTTCATCAGCATCACCAGCCGCCACACCATAACCATAATAATCACCATCTGCTCCAGCTAGATTCCCAGGATTGCCAGTACCGGCTGTTGCAGAATGTGAAAATCCGATCCAGACCTTAACCGTTCCGCCGGCAGTCGGAGCCACGGAATATTCAAATGCGCCCGTAACAGCCCACATGGCAGCCCGTGTCGCCCCTAGGTTAAATTTCGTGCTTTGTTTATAACCGCCCGCAATGGTTGAAGTCAAATCAATCTGATCCGTTCTTGTTCCTAGATTATTACCAGCCGCCGGCGCATGATCGGTAGTATCAGCTAAAATGATCGATGTTCCTGTTTTTATTAAACTTTCATTTGCCATTTAAACCTCCATGGAATTGTTTGTGTCATCCATAAATTCCGCCTGCAATTAAAGCTGTAACCGCACTATCTACATTAGTCTGAATAACCGCATCGGAAGATGACTCTATTTGCGATTTTGTTGCAGATGAATTTGCAGCAAGAATATAATTGAATATTTTATCTGCTTCAGGAATCGGATTAATGAATGCTTTGTTCGAAAATGAAACCTGAGCGGTGGTCGGGGTTGCCCCATCCAGAAGTGATTGAGCTTTTTTTATAACAGCAACCGCTATTTTATTTCGAATAGATGAGTTTGAACTGATATCATAAATTTCAGAATAAGTCGCCATGATGAAATCTCCTCCGTTTTGTAAATTAGTTTCCAAATCCTAGCTTAATTGTAAAATTCCTTCGCTATTCCAGGGGATATCAATTTGCGTCGCTGTTGATGGAATATCTGCCGTGAAATCGACAAAACAAATGGGAATAGAATCCGTATCATCCGTTACATGTTTATATACAAGCACTCCCTGAATATCGCGTGATGCATTCCCACCCAGACCTGTAAAGGAAACATCATTCGCGTCGAATTCAGCTCGATCATTGGTATCATCCGTATTGACTGCTTCTCCGGTTAAAGCGACTCTCGCATAACCGGAAGAATTACATTCATCCAAAGTCGTGATGGCAGACACAGTATCAACATCAGTATCCGTATCTGCTGTTGTATTCGTCATGAGAAGTGCACAGCGGATATCATGCGAATTCAAATCAATCGTTCCATCCATTAAACCGGATTTTGCTATGTTAAATACTAAACTTGCCATATAAAAATCTCCTTGGAAACAGTCATTTCTTTTCCGTTGTAAAAGACATACGTGGAAACATATTTAATTCACTGATCTCCAATTAATTCTGTTTCGTTAAATCCGGTTCCGTCTTTTACGGAATAGCCATGATCCCTAATTGTTATTGACGGTATTTTGTTCAATAATTTCTGATACATTTCACGCATTTCAATCAATTGCTTAAGGCGACCCGTTCCATCGACAGTTTTTGAACCAATCGTATAACTCAAGTTGGCTACATTTCCGGCTCCCGATGTAGCTAGTTCACTAATAACAGTAGCAATCGCCGTATCAATATCATTTATTTTTGTGATGATCTGATCTTGGGTCAGTTCCGCCATTCTGTTATCCTTCTACCGTTTCCTTTTTCAACGCTTCATCAATTTTTTCCCAGGCGATTTTCATTCCCTTAAAATTGTCTTTCTCTGACTGCCACACCTCGGGCACGAAACCGATTGGCATTGGTTCAAAATATCGGAGGATACTTCTCCAATCTAAATCGCCCGTATCCATTTGAAGTCCTTCCCCGTCAACTCCCTTTGCATCCGATATGTGCATATGTGCCGTTACTGGACGAACCATCTGGGCGAATTTCATGATTGATATTTCATTCTCAATTGAATTTACGAATAAGCTCGCATGGCAAATATCAAAACAAAAACCGTATCCTAATCCTGATGCAAAATCGATGCAGTCGCGCGGGTTCATAAAGATGTTTCCATACCAATTCCCCCCATAAAAAACGCAGTTTGGAGGAAGATTCTCAAGCAACAGATCCACTCCCAGCGAGTTGATCTCGCTCAACGATCTTCCAAGTTGCTCATACATCTCCCGTTTCTGCAAAGCGTTCGTTGGCTCGATACTAATACCCCCAGGATGGAGCACGGATTTTGGCGTTCCGCGAAACCGCTTGCTCCAATTGCGGGTCACGTTCATTGCATTGTTATAGAACTTCACCGCCTGAATTCGTTTCTTCTCATCCAGGGAAGACACATCTATAAGTTCAGATTGATCATATTCTGGAAGATGTACAACTAGAGGAAGATTGTAGTCTTTGTTAAATTCTTTCTTGAGATCTTCCGAGCTTGCGTGAATCTCAATCAGTTCAGGTTTAAATATGTCAATAACCTGGTCGATATCGTGTGGCCTTGCTTTGCATCCTCGTTTCATTAGTTTTCTCCCTTTTTCCCATAAGTCAATTCAGTTTCAAAAACAGGTTCACCGGCCCTGACGGGCTTGGTCGTCACCAAGTGCATATCCACAAACTTGGGGCCTTTGTAGACCGGAACACCATAGCCTGGGCTCGAAGCCATGAACGAATGTGCGCCTACTGGCGAATCCGCCCCAAGATCCTGAGCCCAGGTTAAAATCTTCCCCAATGTCTCCCTGGCCATATACTCGCCACGATTAACAACCTTCTTATCACCCAATGCCTCTTCAACGGCCCTAATGTGCCTTACAAGCGTCTCTAGGCCGTGTGGTTCAAGGCTAGCAGCATGATCTGGCCCGGGAAGGGTTCTATCAAGGGTAAAGTGGCGCTCAATCATCACTGCCCCCAGTGCTACCGCCGCTACCGTGATAGGAATACCCCTCTCATGGCCAGAAAAGCCAATAGGTAAATTGTATTTTTGACGCATCTTTACCATATAATTTAGATTTATATCTTTATTGGATGTAGGATAGCTAGAAACACAATGCATCAACGCCAATCGATCAGGGAAAAGTGTTTTGTAATAAGGAATCAATTCGTCAAGCTCATCCTCGTAATGCATTCCTGTTGAAATTATCACAGGCTTACCAGTTTTCGCCAAATACTCCATGTGAAAAATATCGGAGAATAGAGCACTCGGCACTTTATAGGCCTCGACCCCGAGTGATTCCAGGAATTCTATCGAAGGGATATCCCACGGTGAGCAAAAATAAGGAATGCCTATTTCATCACAATGCTTTTTCAGCCGGATGTGTTCGACCTCGGTCAACTCGCATTTCTCAAGGATAGGAATATAAACCCCAAGAGAATGAGCCGAATCAGAAGGATTTTCAAGAACGGGTTTTCTGTAAAGATGTTTGAGCGACCGTTTTTGGAACTTTACGATGGTAGCTCCTTTTTCTTTTGCAATATCAATCATTTCAATAGCACGTTGATAAGAACCATTGTGATTCAGACCGATCTCACAAATAATAATCGCATTGTCTTTACCGACCGTTTTTCCAAAAATATTCATTTTAATTACCCATTACCAAAAACATGAAGCCCAAATTTATAAAAATAAATATTCGTCTTATTCGAATTTGGATTCATGTAATTAACAACAATGATATTTCCATCATCTAATTGGCAAGCACCTGTATATCCTTGATCACCTGATACATTTTCGCAGTGATCAAGTGGAGCAAATAACATATTTTGATAACAAAGAGGTGAAAACAATGAATGCGGTGATATTAATGCCATCATTGTGTTTTGATTGGCTCCACCACCAAAATAGGGACGAAAGGAAGAAAAATAACGACCATCTATCAATCGAAATAAATTTGGACGATGACATCCGGCTGGAAGAATAAAATAATCTGGTTTTGTCCATGATCCAGAATCTAGATAACTCCGTTTTCCCTGTCTCCTCCAATTATCTGATCTCATAATAACAACAGGAACGCCTAATGATGAAAAAATTATTTCCCCTTCCGTCAATGAACAAGATTCATCTTCTATCGTATTATTATTCTCTGTTAATTCATCAGATTTAATATCAACAACAAATTTATTCTTAGATAAATCAAATTTCGATATAGAAATATATCGAGTATTTTTATCATTAAATGAAATAGATGGGCATATGCCTCTTTCATCAATGTGTTCATTTTTTAAAATTTCAATCCCACTATTTTTGGGAACCAACGAAAGAAGTCTAATCCGGCATGAATTATTATCATACATACTATTGAAATCAGGAAATGATTTGACAAGAGGCAACTCATCCACAATAACGACGAAAAGATTGTCTAATTTAGAAATTGCCATTCTTGGACTATTCCATGAATATCCATTTTCAGAAGATAATCTCAAAACCTCTTTCCAATGTTCTCCTTCATCTATCGAAAGACAAAAAATAAGTTCATTTTGTCCACGCCTTGTATGATTAATTGCCGTAATGAAACAACATAATATATGCTTCCCAATACGATCCACATCTGGGAAAAAAAGCCCGTATTGGTTATCTGTCGCAAGCAATCTTCTTTCAATAGCAATCATTTGATACCTCGACATACAGCCAATAGAAAATCATGTGGTATATTCCATTTCTTCTGATCATCGAATTTAATATCCTTGAAATAAGTCGATAGAAAATCCTGAAACTCTGATTTTGTAAATTCATGTTCATGATACTCAGTCCAAATGACATTTGTCCCCTTTTTGATAGGCGTTGTGATCAACAAAAGAGCATCTTCTTTTCTAAAGAAAGCGTTTTTCATCCCAGCCATAAATGCGTGCTGATTTTCTTCTGATAGATGTTCAATAACTTCAATACAAACAATGGTATGGAATCTGGATGGATTCGCCATATAATCTTGAAGTGTAGAGACGCCATATTTGATTCGTTTTTCATTAAGTGATTCAGCTTTGTAGATTGCATATTCGATTGCTTCCGCTGATTGATCAATAGCCATTACTTTAAGACAATTGTTCAGTAAAATATAATCTCCATAGCCAGAACCACATCCAGCATCTAGTATATCCATTTCACTCGTCAGATAATTAGCCGCCCACTTATAACGGTTGATATGGCGACGATACAAAGCCATTCCATGCTTCATCATGTGATCAACATAGAATCTCTCTTTCGTGAATGCGGGCCTTGGTCTTCCTCTCATCGTTTCCGTCTCAATCATTTCATCTCCAATATTTTTTCTATCTGTCCATTCGCTATATGATGTCTTGTCTCCATGAATTGATCTTCCGTTAACTCTCCGTAATTCAAGATTCGCCCCTGCTGATCTTTCATAATTTTATCTGCATCGTCCAACTCTAGAACATAATATTTCAGATTGTCGTCGATGATCGGGCTCCCGAATTGATCGTAATTGATTCCGAAATTATCATGAAGTTTTTGCCGAACGGTTGGATGCTTGAACATTTCCGTTCCCGGATAACTAGTTGCTATGAACATATTTTTATTCACCGAATCAGGGGCATCGCCAAACTGGGAATAAAATTCCTGTTGCCATAAAATAAAGGCGACAGTCGTCTTAAGCTGTTCCAGCGTCTCTCCTGGATAGGCCTCTATAAACGTGCAATTAGAATGGATTCCAGCATATTTTGTGTTCTTTATTCCCTCGACCATCGTTCGCGGAAATTCGAATCCCCGCCAGTTGACGAATCCGTTGACCAATATGAATCCACCTTTTCCCATGTTTTCGAGAGTTGTTTTATGTGCGCTTTCAGCTCCGAATCCGATATAGATACATCCCGACTTTGCCATAGAATTGACCCGCAGTGGATTATTGATGACATAACCTGGGCCATGTTTATTCGGACCGAGATCTGCGGCTTCATCCAAACGCGCATGAGTTCCCCATCTAATGTTTGAGTTTTGTATGAGAGGAATGAAATAGGGTTCCATGTCGAAGATACGTTGTCTTTTGACGGCGAAATTATCATCTGTTACTCCAATAAAGTCGACATTATATTGATCAATGTAATGAACAAATTCAGTGGCTAAATTTTCAGCTGATCGAATCGAATAATTTCGCTCACCTGTTGATCCACGGAAACAAAAATGACATGCATGTGGACAACCTCGGCTGGAAACTGTATTGATCGACCGCTTCATTGTGAATGGCGTCGCGCTTGAGTTATTGGCTTTGAGTCCCCATATCTCATTTTTGATATAGGTTTCTAGAACCGGAAATCCATTCACATCTTTTTCTAGAAGATCATAGGCTGGAAACGGAAGATCATCTAGATTCTTAGGACGCCCGCCGTCATAGAGAAATCGATACTTTGATCCAGCTAGACCGAGACAATAGGGATCGAGACTCCCTGAGAGATAAGCCCCATGTTGACCGAGACGTTTGATTTGAACAGCATCGTATGTCATCTTGATAATCGAGAGATCGCCCTCCGAGTGGGCCACGCCATCGAGTTCCGGTATCCACTGGAAAAGACCTTCTTTGAATTCAGTTGCCAGACCATTCCCCGTTACCAGGAAAACATCCGGCATGAGATTCCTGACAATTTTGGCAATAACCATTTGCCATCTAAGAGTTGTAATCATGCCTGACATGGCCACCATATCCGGCATCCCATGGGCACGGATGTGTCCTCGAATGAGATCCGCCGCCTCAACCTCATTTATCGTTCGCCCGTTTTTAAGTCCACGCAGATCTGCATTCATATCTTTGAATCGATAAGCATTTAAATCGATCATTGTTGGGATGGCTTCCCATTGTCGCAACATGGAAGCTAGCAAGGCAGGTCCGAGAGGTAAACAGTTTGGGACTGCTGTTTCCCGAAGGGGCATATTGATAAAAAGAATTTTGGCGTTCTTTATACAGTTACGATCTAGTTTATCGACGATATTGCCAGGATAGACATAAGATTTTACATTAGTAAGAACAGAAGGCATAGGAATCCTTCGCATTCATTGTATGATTCGAATAAATTAATTTGGCCGGTATTTTTTTTGAAAGATAATGCTCTGCAATTAAAATATCTTCCAGCGTATCTATCTCTAGACTGCTTATTTGGTCCATGACATATGGGATAGTTGATTTTGTAAAAAGCTGAGAATTTATTTCTTTCTTTAAAATAACATCTTTTGGGATGATATATATAGCACCATTCGCTCTATAATCAATAGGTTGATTTTGACTTTGATAAAAAAGTTCGCCATATGGATGTTTGCATTTCAAGAATCCATTCGATTGTATTTCCATTAGCCCATAAGGTCTATAAAGAACAGGGCAAACGCTCATCAATGTTTTCATTGAACTATTATTTTTGCGCCCATTGCTTGTTTTCCAGATAGTAATAGCTTGTTTAATGTGATCAGCTTTTCGAAGAGGACTTGTCGGATAAAGAACACAGATATCTTTTTCATCAAATCTCAATAATCTTGCGGCATCAAAAATGACATCTGACATCTTCGATTTATCTGAACATAGATCATCCTTTCGTTTATCCCAATTAAATCCATACTTTTTCGCAATACTTATAATCGTTTCATCATCCGTCGAAACGTAAACAGATCCAGTATAAGATTCATCTTTAATCACATCGGAAACAACATCAAGGGTATATTCTATTAGAGATTTCCCTAATATTTTAAATGTATTTTTATTGGGAATTCGTTTTGAATCTTTTCTGGCCGGAATGAAATAAATCATGGGGTTACAAATCCAATACAGTTAAGCGTTTGGTTTCCAGCACTGATATCGATCACCATCGATTCGTTGTCATTTGTATAGAGAGGATCTGTATCAGGCCAATTTAAATCAATATTTTCATCGGCTGTAAGACCAAGTTGAAAAACAGTTGTGCTTCCACTCTTTACGGTAAGAGTAGCAGCTCCATCTGTTTCTCCTGAGAGATGGGTAAGACAATTCCTTTTCCCGGCTCCTGGTGCAGCAATGGTTATAGTCGATGTTCCAGTTTGCCTGATTTTTGATGACTTTTGTATTAATTGGTACATGGAAATCTCCTGTCAACAAAACAAAATCTCAATTAAAAAATAATTTTAACGTCCGTGATGCTAAAGGTCGCATTTGAACAACCACCGGTTTATCGTGATAATAAATCTGAAAAATATTCCCACCTCCACATAATAAATCTCCGTTTGTATTTTTTTTATTCATATCGACACGAGCTTTACTTTCAATATCATGAATTGGGAACTCCGACATCGACCGACCAGCCTTTAAATCATTCCGTATTTGATCCGAACACCATCGTTGGGCAGCCAATTGATCAGGATGTTTTGTCTGCATTTTTCCTTGGTCTTCCTCTTTTTCTTTTCACGATAATAGTTTCACTCCCGTCAATAGATTTATGCCCATTCCCATTTGATTTTACGGTTTTTAATTCATTGATCAATCTCTTGTTATCTTCGAGCAGATTAATTTTTCGATTTAATAATTCTGATTCTCCAGCATAATTTGTTGAATCATCCCAAAGGTGACCACCTAATTCAGAATTCATTCCTTCAAGCATCTTGATTTCTGATCGGAGTTCCAATGATCTCTCAAGCGGTGATGGAATATTAATCGACCCAGTTGAAAATGATGTGCGTGGAGTTTCTTTCTGAAACCGTGGAGATAATTCTATATTTTGTTCAACTGCAGGATTAAGATCTCCCGTCGCTAATGTATTTGAAACTCTTATACCGTAAGGATTGAAATGACTGACCTTCCATTTTTCAGGCGCAGTAGATCTTCGAATAGGCTCATTACGATCTTTTGGATTTGATTTTGCAATAACAGGGCCTTGCGGCTGCTGTCGTCCTTCCCATTTATTCAATTGATTCACATGTTTTTGGCTTAATATTTCACCAGCATTAACTAATACTTTACCACCATATCCAATGACATCTTTTTGGACCTTCATCCCCGCTTTAAGTTCTGTAACGGGGAGATCTTTAACTTTTCCAATTTCGGCTACCATTTATAATTCCTCCCTAGGAAGCTATGCTTCCACGATTTTATCCGCATGGCTAAAAATCAAGAGGGAGTTCCAGATCTCAGCCACGCGGGAAAAATCATAATTAATTTAAGATACTTTCATCCATCCGCGCCAATTGAGGACGGTTGTCGCCCAACGAGATCGCGATTTCCATCTTCGAACATCCCGCTCGAATCGGCTTCCTGCTTCCGCCGGTTCCTCGAATAACCCAAGTTTCTGCCTCCATTGGAAAACAATTCCAATAAAGTCTGTTTTTATATACCAGTCTGTCGTCGATGTTTGATCAAGACGTGGAGAAGAAATAACTTCCAATCCTTCTTCAGCTAATACATTCTTACCCTGTCCAACAGAAGCTGCAGGACCTAATGTGCCGGCGGCATAAGCCCATGGAGCAAATGCACTTTTAGTTATGAGATTTGCAGTATATTTCAGATTTGTCGGAACAACCAAATGTGTAGCAACAACATCTAAAAGATCCTCTGTTGTATGGCCTGTCCATCCGCCAATTATACCCAGAGCGACCGCTAGAGCATTAGCCGATAATGTTACATTTGTATAAATATTGTCGTTCACACCGATAGCCGATCCGCCGGTATAACCAGGATGATTCAAACTGAAAAAAGCATTCGCATCATAGATCGTTGGATTCCCATTTATGATCGAATAAACAGTTTTATCCTCTTTTTTAGCATGGGCATTCCCAAGATCCATCGGCAATCTTTTTATCTGATTAGTTTTATCATCTTCAATCAATTCTTCTGTAATTGCAATGATCTCACCGTATTTGTGATTTGTAATCTCAACAAAATCCTCCGGCGGAATAGTCCTTTCGACAAACGGTGCGCCTTCCAGAATCTTTTCTGGAAGAGCTACATTACCGAGGGATGGATATCCCTCCTTCGCTTTATCAGATTCCTCGAATGTGACGATAGACGAATAAGTCGTCTTGGCTGTTCTATATGCCTTGAACATAAGATCTTTTAATCCAACATTCAAAAACTGATAGAACTCTGACCGAGACGAAGCTTCCCGTATAGATTTTAAATCCCATATTTCATTCATTTTCATTTCCTCCTTGAGCCGGCTAATACCGGATTGATATTTAAAATCGTGCAACTCGTTCTATTGTCAATTCTGTGTTTCATATAACGAGTTGATTCTTCATGCCATCTAGCGAATTGTTGCAACGAAAGATTTGTAAAAACCTTTTCTCCATTTGTATTAATATCCTCGAAAATTGTTCCGGCTGTCCCTTCTTTTTCCATCCTTTCTTTTTCGAGTTCCTTAAATTCTCCACCTGCATAAAAATCACCATCCGGCTTCCAGCAAAAGTCGTGTCCGTACAAAAGAAGTTTATTGTAATTTCTGACTGAGAGTCCGAATCCAAGCGCAATTGAGCTGACATTTCCGCCAGGAGCAAGTTTCGCTCCCACCTTTGTTTCCAGCGCATGCATATCATCAATAAATTTCTGATGATCGATATCATAAACATTGTTCATCATGACAAACCAATAAATTTCTCCTTCCCATGCTTCTATTACTTTTGGGTGAGTAATGACATTAGCCACCAATTTTATATGAGATGTGTCAATCAATGAACCGTCTTTCCCTTCAAGCATAAAAAGAATCTTATCTGAGAAATCTGTTGTTACGCAAAAATCAGGTGTCAAGCCTTTTTGAATAAGAAATTTAAGGGAAGCGTCTACACAAATCAATTCACGATGTTTCCTCATCTTCACCAAATCATTAAAATCATTTTCCAATGATGGTCCAGCGGCGACAGATATTCCCTCGCCATAATCTTTTGTCTTCCATAGATCTGCTATTGTCTTATTAATTCTGCCTGAGTTTTCTTTGGCATTTTTAATCCATTCGCCCTTATGTTTCTTTAAAGTCCGAATTGTTCGAGCTTTATGAATGACATCGAATTGTTCATTAATCGGTTTATTTTCAGTTTCCAAAAGCTGGATCATATTTTCTGTTTCATAATTCTAATTTGTCTTTTCCGTTTGGAGAATATTGTTTCGTCAAATCGGTTCCTGATACATATTCAATATCTTTTGTTTTTGTTAAATTTAAGTTTTCGCTAGGCTGATTAATCCATTCTTTTGGCGTGTATTTTTTAATTGCGTCTTTCAAATCCATTATTTCAACATACTCGAAATGTTCACCTTGTTGTCCTACACCAAGGATTCCACCTTCTGTCGCATTCACGACAGATCCTTTCATTTGTTTAGCCATAGCCTCATGCCAACGTTTAAATGCAAGCAGAGACAAGTTTGTCTTAACTTCTTTTTTGTAAATATCGTAATGCGTCCCGCCAGGTGTGAGCGTGCGTGCACGCGTATTTTCGATATGTTCATGCCCCGCATAATGATGTGAATCATATTCCCATGATAGATCAAGACCGACAAACACAATCTGCTGTGATTTTAAAAATTGCATTGCGAAATGATGGGCCGCCGTTGATACATTCCCACCCGTTAAAATCAAAGAATTGATCCCATCAAATTCAACTTTATAATTATCATCGGCAATAACTTCTTCTCCTTCTTTGATATCACGGGTTGCTTTAACAATCCTAGTCAAATGAAAATGATTGAATCCTTTCTCGGCTCTTGCATGCGGTGTGTGAACAAAAAATAGAGGACCTTTCCATGTGGAAATAACATCTGGCGCCGCCGATGGAGTCGCGACCAAAGTCGTTCGACTTGTATCAATACCATCAATCATAGCGATCATTTTTTCTGAACCATCTATTGAAATACAATATTCTGGATAGATTTCATTATGAATCAAATATCGTAAAGCCGCATCAACACAGACAATAACACCCCTGGCAGATATTGTTTTAAGAAGATGGATATTTTTCTCAAGGCTTGGACCTGCAGCTACTACGTATGTAGTCAATCCAGTCAAATCAGGATTACCTTTTGAAAAGTATTTTCTATTCTTTAATGTATTCTCACGCCAAAGATTATTTTTGCCTCCTCTAGTAGATTGATTAGTTAAATCTCCTATATAGTCCATTGCCATTGATTGTTCAATTGTCAATTCCATGAATTACCCTACTTTCTATATTTGGGATAGACGAGCCGGAGAAAAGGACGCCGAACCCGAAAACTCCGGCCCGCCCATCAGATCTAATTTACAGATACCACGTATCGTGATCGAATACTTTTGTTCCATTCGGAAGATTGAGCCCACCAAGATTCAATATTCGTGTTTCATTAATCGACACTTCCGTATTTGACCATCCAACAAGCAAAGCAACTGGAATAAGATTCGATTGCCATGTTATCGGAATCATCATCCCTGCGCTCACTGCAGAATTTGTCCAACTTGCAAGCGCGGTAAACGGACCTGAGCATGTTTCTTTAGTGAATGCGGCAGCCCCACCTGTAGTAGATAATTTAACGGCGACCCAATAGAAACGAAGATCAGATGCACCAGGATTTAATTGTCCGACAGTAAAATCTGTTACGCGAGCAACGGAATTTAATTTTCCTTTGATCATGAACAGATTGACTTCACCTGTGGCTCCAGCATTGACTTGGCTTGAAGCCTGAGTATTTACAGAATGTTTTTTGATTTTGCATCCCTGAACTACTCTATTACCGAGCCAGAAATAAACATCTCTTCCATGCAATGGTTTCTCATAGAGAATAACTCCTTGAGTATCATTTGCAGTCGCACCGGAAAAATCTTTCTCAATTTCACCAACGCCAACATCTCTACGAAAATTATTGATCGTAAAGATTTGAGCTCCCGTCGCTCCACTCGAATAAATAACATTATCTCCCGCTTTTCCAGCCGTCTGAGCTATTCGAAATCGCACAGCCCCCTTACGAATAACTGGTAATGCTTCATTAGCTGTTGGTGTTGCATAAAGAGTTGATCCAACAATATTCGTATCAAAATCAGCATCAACGACACCAACACCCCATTGACAAGCATAAGCAGATCCAGCGGGACCTATTCTCGATTCAGCACCGAGAACAGCTCGGCTAATGGGATCTGAATTTCTGGGAGCAACAACATAATCACCAGAAGTGATGTCTGTGCTTGCTTTTGGAATAATATTCTCTATCTCACCCCGATGGGCATAGCCTAGATTAATCTCTGCCATAACTTCCTCCTTCTTTCATCACATTATGTTTCATACTAACCGACATTCCCCGGCTCCGATCAAGGTTTCATTGTGACGAAGATTTGCGACATTCGTCGCTTGGGACATTCATCCCTTTAAATTTACTTACCTACCCCTACTTCTTTTTTCTCTTCCAAATCAAAATAAGGATCTTCTCCAAATAAATTCACGCAAAATTTCCTAACCTTTTCCTTCTCAGAAAGAGGTGACAAATTTCTCTTGTCACCATCATTCGGAGATCCCACTTCTCCAATACAGACATTTTCCCGATCTTCGATCAAGGATTTTACCTGTGCTTCTTCGGTGATAATAGAATCGCCTTTTTTATATTCCTTGACGGATTGGAGAGTGGTTCTGAATGTCTCTGTGATATGAGCTTCTTTCAACTTTGAATCCTTTAGGAATTTATCAATCATCCTCTCTTTGGATAATTCTTTTTCCTTCAGTTCATGAGCCTCAACTTTATTTTTGAGAGAATTATTTTCTCCTTCTAAAGCTGATATCTTTTCAGTAAATGATTTCATAACTCCTTTCGCTTCCTCTTTGATCGCATTAATTGATACGGAAAGCTCAGTAATTTTGTCATCATTATCTTTTGCCGGAACAGGAACGATAAAAAGTTCTTTCAGATCCTGCCTCGATTCAATAACTGACTTAAGTTCATCTGCCGGTAAATCCTTCATCGCTTCTAAAATTTCATTAACAGTCATTGGTGTGACCTCCTCTTTCATTTTGTTGTTTTCTAAAATCTCAACACCCATCCCAGCATTACCAGGATAGTCGACCCAATTAACACCATTCACGTTCTCGATTTCGTAAATAGCATTGTATGGTTTACCTTCAATCACTTCACTTCGACCCGAACCCTTGCCTTCGATGCTGACAGCCAATTCATCGGGAGCGACTTTCGCCCTCTCCCATAGCCAATTGTCGAATACTTTAACCCTAGCCTTAAGCTTTGATTTACCATCGGAATTATCAACCCAAGTTTCGACAATCGAGCTAGCCCAGTCGCGGACATCGCGATCAGGATCATCCACGTTTTTGGCATGATTGAAATACTGTTTCGGCCTGCTTTTCAATCGGCCCATTGCTGTTTCAAGTGCGGATTTCGTGTAGTAATTGTTATGAAATTTGTTTCCAGGTCCTTCTCGAAGGAGAGTGACGACCATTTCTTTCTTGCCTGTCGTATCGTTGAAAGTGGCTTCTGATATCTCAGCACGATTAAAATCGAATACGTCGGCATGGGAGGCTTTTTCGGAAATGCGAAAATTCTCTTGCATTGAACCATTCGCCATACGGAAAGCCATTGTTTCGCAATCCTTTCCGCCGTCTTTCGTGCATTTGCTATGGACAGAATTAAAGACGGAAATAAATTTGGATCGTTTGTTTATCGGCATCTTCTTTATGTGGTCAGGAAGTCCGGGATCATTTGGGCCGTTATATGGCATATGCACCCTCCTGCATTGTTGGTAAACTTAATCGAAAATTCATACAATTGCTAGAATGAGAAAAATAACCCCTGCACCAATTCATGAGACTAGAGTTTGTTTGAATTGCCATGGAAGTTATCGTTGTCATCCACGTGAATGGGCTAATAATTTTAGAAAACGAAAATATTGCAGACAACAATGCGCGGCAACAGCTCTGGGAAAACTGAAGACATATTTGACGAAAATAAAATGCCACTACTGCAATAGTAGTTTTAAACAACGAAACAGTAGCGATAAATTTTGCTCTAAAATTTGCTATTGGAAAAATAAGATTGGAAAACCAAATATTCATCCAAAGAAAAAGGTTAGGCGGGAAAAAATAATTTGTCCTAATTGTGGGCAAGGAAGATTCTTCAGATTGAAAGAGATATCGCAGAAGAGACGATATTGCTCTCGCAAGTGTTACCGTTCTATTAAGAACAAATACCCGGAAAATAGAAATATCGTGATAAATCAATCTCCGCGATTCGACAAAATTAAACTTTTTGTAAAAGAACGGGATGGGTATAAATGCCAGAAATGTTTCCATGATTTCAATAAGAACCCTAAGAGAATGATTGTCCATCATATCAGAGACAGGAAATCCTTCGATGGGATAAGCCGTAAAATTCATCCAGTAGCGGATGATCCGTCGAATCTTATTCTCGTTTGTTACAGGTGTCATCAACTTGAACATACTCCATAAAAAAGCGCATTAATCACGATGAACAATCAATTCGTGTTAATCTAATTGCGGTAATTAACGCGAAGTGTTCAACCGATTAATGCGCCTGGGTTCTTCCCGATAACGCTCAGTCTTTGCTAATACTATCTTGCTCGGACCTCAGGATAATTTTCCCTTAACTCGATTCTATCTTTTTCTGTTATAACAACCACAACTCCCTGTTGATCATTTGATGATTGTGAAAATGTTTGAACTACCTTAAAACTTATTAAGTCGCCGCGTTTGAAACTAAATTCAACAATGCCCCAGAATCCATTGCGATTTAATTCTGCCAATAATTCCTGAGCATTCTCAATAATCATGAGTATTTAAAATTTTATAGTCAAGCATTTTTTTAAATTATTATTTTTCCCGTCGAGGTTGTCTCTCTCAAGATAAAGCCATCGATCGGCTCATGTTCCAGAATTGAAATCGCCTCATCTATTTTCTTCAGGACGCTGATCTTGTTGTAATTCTTCGTGATATGAATTCCTGTCGTCTCATTGAAATTAACGACCAAATTGGCGATTTCTTTTCTTGCTTGCTCAAGATGGAAAATGGCTTCATTGATATTGTCCATATTCAATTCTCAATCAGCCAAAGACGAGCATTCCGAACAGAAACTTGTTTTCCGGTTAAGCTTTTATAATTCAATTTCACATCTTGTTGCCCAGACGGTAAATTTCCAAATTCAAAACCTGTATTAATAACATATTCGTCTGGATTCGTATTCGAAATAACATTCTCGTTTATGATATTCGTATTGTTAGTTATTACTTGAATGACGACATTCTCTTTGGTTGCGGCTTTTCCTTCCACTGTCCAAAAAAGCATGAGCCTTCCACCATATGAAACGAATGGGAGATTAAGTTTCGTTTGCCAATACTTTGATGATGTTGTCGATTCGGCATTATCTTTCGCATAATCTTTTTGAATAAACAACTGCGATGATCTTATTCTCACACTTTGAAGTAGCTGACCAATAATTTATCAGGATTTCCTGGTGATCCTTTTGGCGCATCGACCATTGTTATCGTTGACCCTGTTATTGAATAATCATCAGGATCTAATTGATCTATGCCATTTAATGTAACGGAGACGATAATATCCGGCGTATTGGCCAGTGTGAAAGTAACATTTGTCCCATTGATGGCACCAGATGGGATTTCATTTGGAACCCATTTCGATTTAAATAAAACATCGGACGCATTGACGGTTGTCTTGATAAACGAAAGCGATGTTGTTGCCAGCGTTATCGGCGGATTAGTCGCCAATACAAAAAGAATATCTCCGTTTGTCGTCCCTTCCTGAACACTGATGATCGCACCAGAAACAATTTCACTAGATTCATCAAAATCGTCTGCTCGAACCCAGGCCGTTGTCTTTGCGAGATAGATTCCATTCTCTGATCCAACGGTTTGATCTTTAACCAACACACGATCATCGGCAACGAGTGTAAGACCATCAATCGTCAACAGTCCGCCAGTCGTTAAATCAATATCGGCTGTCGATGCGGCCCGTGCTGGTTTATGTAGACCTAGATCGAAACTACCTGTTTTAACTTGAGTTGAAAATCGTATTTTCATGTTAAGCCTCCTGAATTCAATTTTTGAAGTTCTTCTGTATATCGTTCATGGGCGGCATGTTCCGTGTCAAAGTAGCCGAGATGTTTCCTAGCTTTATCAATCCTAATTTGTGCCCGCCAACGATTGACACGTTTATGCCAATAACACCCCACCAATCGGCCTCGGCGATGAAGGCTTTTATTTTGCTGATTCTGCCGATTCGTCACAAATCGGAGGTTCTCACGGCGGTTGTTAAGCATGTCGCCGTCTATGTGGTCAACTTGAAATCCGTTCAAAGGAAACCCGGTGATATAGTGATGCATGAACTCGTGCCGCTGCTTGCCTTTGCCAGCAGGAATAACACATTTCGCATATCCTCCGCATAAAAACCACTTAACTTTGTTCAATACTGCAAACATATCATCATCAACAGTTGTAACCTTGTTTTGCGTTAGTTCAATTTTTTGAATCATATTTCAACGCAATAGTGGACTTCTAATTTGTCACCAATTCGCATTTCTAAATCGGGATCAATGTAAATGATTTTACCGATAAGAGAATAATCATTTTCTTCTTTATCTTGTCCAAGACCATTCAGAAAAACCTTTTCACTCTCGTTAATGAACGCAGATGGGAGATTGATTGTTCTGTCATCCAAATCTATTACCGATTTAAAAATTCTTCCGAATTGTACGTTATTATTCCCGTTCATAATTCATTATCCATAATGATTCGATTTGGTTTCTGGATAGGATTTATTTCCTGGCGAACATAAGTAAACCAACATTCGTTACAATAAAAAACCAGATAAAATCTAGGCTTGCCCCATGTTCTGATTTCGTAAAGAATAACGTTTGCCAATTTTTTACAATGACAAATAACGTCCACATCTATTTATGGCCACCTTCACTATCTGCATTTGGACAATGGCCATTATTATCAAGTTCTTCTCCACAAATCGGGCATTCTACGTTCATAATATTTTCTCCTCGGAAACAGTCGTTTCCTTTTTCCCATTTTCTGAAGAATTGTTTTTTATATTTTCGTCAAGCCATCTGAGGATTTCTCTAATGATAGAATGAGTTTCATTCGCTGGAAATGTATTCATCGTCTCTTTTACTCTTCCAAGAATAATCTCACTCGGCTTTTTCATCTACTCATGATTTCCTTCGATATCTTCATTCTGGCATTTATCTTCTATATCGAATTCTTCTCCACAGATTGGGCATCGCGGCTTCATTCTTCGCTCAGTCCGGGGATGAATGTCGATATAAAACACGAACAATTGCTTACTATTACTCTATTGCATGTGTATAATTTATAATCTGAACATTGGAGATCATAAACATGCCCGCGAAAATTGAACTTTCGAATACTGACGATATTTGCAGACGATATAAAGCTGGAGAATCTGTTAAGAAAATAGCGAATAGTCTCAATGTCTGTTTTAGGCCCGTCAAGCGTGTTCTTATCGAGAATAATATTAAATTGCGAACTATGAGAGAGGCTATGCAAAGTCGGTTTCTTTTCATTCCCTTCGAGAAGAGACAAGCCATGACGGCAGAAGCTCGAATCAGATCTCATCAAGTTACCCCTATCTTGATGAAGAAAAGATTTGCCGCGATGACCTTGGACCAACGTCGTGCTGTTACAAAAAATGCGAACATTGCTAGCAGGGGAAGAAAAGCCGGATTTGAAGAACTCTGTTTTCGGGCTATCCGAAAAGAAGGATCTATTAAATTTTCCTCTCTTATCGAGATCGAATTGAATTCCCGCCTTCGTTCGTATGGTTTTATTACGACTCCACAAAAGGCGATTGGGCCCTATAATATTGATATCGCCATCCATGAACCTCGCATCGCCGTGGAAATCTTCGGAGGAATGTTTCACTCTTACGGATGCCATTTGTTCAGACATAACAAAAGATTTAAATATATCCTCGATCAAGGATGGGCCGTCGTAATTGTCTGGGTTGATGGAAAAAGATATCCGCTCGGGATCAGTTGCGATAATTACATTATCGCCTTCGCGAAGGAACTTCGATTTAATCCATCCCTGTTGCGTCAATATAGGGTGATTCTCGGTAACGGAAATGCGGTTCCCACTGCTAAGAAGTATCTCAATACAAGGGCCATTATAAGAATTCTTCGCGCCAGCAATGGCATCAGGAGCATAAATTAATTGTCCCGGTAAAATGCAGCTAGGATGCCTCGGAATATCGACATTTTCTGGATCAAGAACTTTTCCATCCATCGGCAAGCATATTGGGCAAGCTTCAGGGTTTGCATGCCACTGAACCTTATATCCCTTCTGCTTTACATATTCAAGCTGGGCCGAGACATATGATGAATTCATTTCTGTGCGGGTTACACGGAGTGCGTTCTTATATGGCGAGGCATAAATTCCAGGTCCAGAAGGAGCAATCGTTTTCGCTTGTGCGGCGAGGCTGGTCCTTGTAAATTTTTCAATATCTTTTGCGACGGAAATAGCAGAACGTCCTTGGGCAATTCCATTAGCAACAATAGTTCTCATCTTGCTTAAATGTGATTGGCGTATATCCCAGATAAGACGGCTAAGAGGTTGGCCTGTTGCGTATGCTCCAATCTGCCGTGGCTTATGCTTAAAAGGGAATAAACCTTTTTCGATCCGCATCTTTTTGACACGATTAAATATTTTCTGAAAAACACCGCTCGTCTTCAATATCCCAGGCTTTATCGGAGCTTCGATTAAATCGGATATTTGTTCTTCTCGATTTACATCAATGTCAGAAAATCGTAAGGACACTTCCCTGTCATTACTTTCTTTTTGATCTTGGACGAAATCAGCACCGACTTGAGATGCGTCTCCCGTTTGGAAGATTCCATCTTTAATTGATTTTCTAACCGCGCTTTTGATAAGGACAGTAATTTCTGAATACGATTTATAAACAAAATCACGAATCCTCCCCAATAAGTGTCTTGATTTCGCGAACGGAATAATACCGGAATCATCCGACGCGTTCATAAGTAATTTAATAACTTTATCAGCCAATAAGTTATAAATATCCCCCAATTCTTTTTCGATCTCAACCTGGAATTTCATCCAATCTCGCCGTTGTATTCGTTGATCAACAGCGATTTTATTATGCGCTTTTAAGTTTGGTTTCCGATCGAGAACATCCTTCGCATAGATCACGACTTGATCCTCATTCCCTTTCTTAATCAGTCCAATGAGGTCCGACTTATGTTTAGGGTTGGCCAGCACCGCAGGATAGCGTGCACTGATTTTCTGAGTTATGCGGGAAATATCAAGCGTCGGCATCGCCGTTATTATTCTCTTCATCTTTTTTTAAAAACGGATTTTTTATTTCCGCATCTCTTTTCTCTTCCTCGTCATCGATGTCAGCGTCATCCGCCTTTGCCTGATTCGCGTCCCGTTCCATTTTCCGTTGTTCATCCTCCCAGTTGTATCCGAGTTTCTGTGCTAGGGTCTCATTCGAAACGATACCCATCGCCTGATGTATCTGATAGGCCTGAGAATCCTGTAACATATTCTGGGCAATAAGAGGTGGCCAGTTCACATCGATATCTATTTTCGTCTGGACTTTTTCTTTGACGACGATATTCCCGTTGCTATCATATGCTTCTTTGAAATCAAACCACTTTTTCATCCGTCGAACGAGAGTCACGTCATGAGCCTTCTCACGCATGACTGTCTCTTGCGACAGTGAGGGGAGAAACTTGTTTTGTATAGCGTAATTCAAAACCCATTTGAATATATCGCAAACATAGTATTCGATGAAATCCTGGAGATATTCGATCTTGCGCACGAAAGGATTTTGGGCAATCATCGTTGACGAATAATTACTATTTGAGGCATCGCCTAATAAAAACTCTGGAGCTTGTGCACCAGCTAAAATCGCCATGCGAATAGCTCGGCCATCTTCTTTCGCATCATCTGCTTTCACATCTGGAGAAAGCCATTTATATTCCACGGCGTCATTATGGACAAGAACAGTTCCTGGTTTCGGCATCCGTTTTATTTTCTTACCACCACGGCCTACACGCGTACTATCGGGCGTCGCGTTATCCGCTGTCGTCACATCCGCCGGGGAACCTTTAACAATCATCTCAAGATAAAATGCCGTCTTCGTTCGGTTGAGCACAATGCGATTAAATAACCAATCGGAATAATATTCACAAAATTTCATGATTGAGGCGAACGGAGGTTTTCCCCGTTCCTCATCTTTGCATCCGAATTTAATGTGAATCATTTCGTTCCCCGGAATAATTTCTATATCCGCATCGCCCTTGATATTTCTATATGGCCTATGAAATTCAAGAATCTTTTCCCTGTTTTTCGGATCACGAACGATATTGGTTATCTCCCAATAGCTATAAAGTCGCATCGCCGGATATTTTGCCGCGAGGTTATTGGCATCTGTTGTGAAGAATCGGACATAACATTCCCCTGCTTTTAGAAATTTCTCAACGAGATCCCGATCCCGTCCATCGAATTCGTTTATCTTTATCCATTCGTGGACATAATCCTGGACTTCCTGTGATTCATCGAGTGGTGAGATTTTCATTCCCTGACCTATCGTGAAGAATAGAAACCCATCGATCAGCCCACGATAATTTGGGTCGATCTCGTACCGTTGATAACTCGCATCTTTCCATTTACGCAAATCCTCAACGGTAGGAATAACGCCATCCGGTAATCCAGTTGTAATATTGCGCCATGTTCCGTCTGGATCATCCTGGATTTCCTGGCTCTTGGCACCCGGTATTATTCCGGGAAGAGCGAATTTCCGAACGTCATCTTCTTCTAGTTTGCGAATGTAATCGTTTTCGATGAGTTGAAAATTGTAAGGCTGGATTGGTTTATCTTCGATATCGATATCAAAATCTTTTAGAGGAATTGATGGCTTATGTCCATTATTCATGATTATCTCCTCAAGAAAAAATCTTGCTCAACTCTTCATCTTCGTCATAAAAATATTGTGCTGGCGGCGAGTAATTCCTTGGCTGAGCATTACAGAAACAAAGAGCAAGACTATCTGCTTCATCTGGAGAATCGAATCCACGTGATTTGTAATCGTCCTTCGGTTCTATTTTCTTTTTCCCATTAGATAATATTTTCATTCTGCGATTCAATAGTTGCGAATTCAATTCCTCATCAAACGGGAAACCGATCTCCATACGTTGCATCAGTTCAGCAAGATTATCATACATCTGAGTTGAATAGTCAGCAAACTTTTCGGTATTTTTAATTCCACTTCGTGGATCTTGATCATCAATTGGTTTGCCGCCAAAGTTAACCGGTATGGCTTTGTTATGAAATCCAAGTTCGACTAATCGATCATAAACACCTGTCCCGATACCAGTTACATCAAGATATACCCGATAATATCCCTCCTTGAAAAGACCAACGATCTTGCCTACTGTCTCCATCGTATTTCGGCCACTATACTTCTCAACTGCAATAACTCGCATACCATCCCGTTTGGTGATCACTGTCTTATCCCCACCGATTGAAGCTATATCCACACCCGCTACTTTAATCCCATTCATCCTAGAGTTTGACATTCCGGCCCCATTAGCATATTCAAGCCAATCAGTTTCGATAAAGGCGTCAACAGACCTAGCCGGAGCGATCCCATTTACCTTGGCCTTATACGTGGGATGGTTTTTGCCATATTTTTTGGCCATATCCTCTACCCATCGTTTAGTAACCATGCCGGGAATAATCTCTCTGCCAGTTATAACGTTAGGTGTTTTCTCGCAGTCGAGTCGTATATTATGCCACCCTGAATTTGGTTGGCATGCCTCATAGAATGGGCCATAGTTTATGATCGGGTTTCCGAACGCTATAAAACGAGAATAAGAACCTGTCATAAGAGATTCAGACTGTTCCCATATGGCGCGTTCAATGGCCTGGGCTTCGGAAAATATGACCATTTGATTTGGACTATGAAACCCATGAAGCTTACCTGGTTGATTCTTCACTTCTTTGGTAGCAAATCCCATGGCGTACCATTTGCGCGTTTCATCAATAACAAGTTTCTTGGTTATGAAATGGCCTGGGAGTTTATATCTGGCATGATTAAATGCCTCAGATAATTCGCCCCATATAATGGCCGAAACTTGACGATCGCTAGCAGAGGTGGCAATAACGATTGATGGTTCGAAGCAATAGAGAAACCAGAGGATCAAACGAGCTGTCGTATAATCTTTAGAGCAAGAATGCCCAGATGGAATGACAATCTTTTCGTGTTGGACAATGGCCTTACAGATATCATCTTGCCCCTTCCACCAATGCTTAACATCTAGGACACTACTTAAGAAGAGTTTCGGATCTTGCCGATATTCTTTAAGCTCTGGTGGTGGATGGTGAATATCCCAAATGGGTGGGCCACTGATCTCCGAGGCGATCTGAGATAAGAGATCTGAGATTGGATTCATTAAGCATCTTCCGAATCTCCGGCCATCGCATTGATGACCGACATCTCTTGTTTTTCGAACTTCTTGGATAAGTGCATAAGCTCTTCCGCGATATCCTTTTTCATGTCCAATCGATTACTACAATGCGGGCATGAATTGGGTAGCTTTTTCATAACATTAACGACCTGAAGTACTACTTCATAGGCGACCCGAATATCTACGGAAACCCGCTGGCTCTCACTGAATCCCTGGGTCTTCATTAAAAAAATAAGCAATGCGGTACTACCCTTATCTGTCCGATCCATTGATCTAGCGAAGGCAGTCTGAAAAAGGACCTCTCTCGTTTCAGAGATAATTGCTTTTACATATTTCTTAAATTCGGGATCACTTTTAATCCATTGACTGGCCACTTCCCTATCTACATTTGTCGCAAGGCAAGCACCATATATGGTTCTGTATTTCTTAAGACTTTCAAGAAAAGCAGGTTTAAGAAAATATTTATCTTGTTCCTGGTTAGTCGAATTGGATTTAAGCTTAAGTTTTGATTCGTCTATTGGTGGGAGAGTACTCTTAGAGACGTATTTATAATTATCGGCGAGATTAGGCTCATATCTTCCTGGTCCCGGGCTGGTACCTTTTTTTTCAATTTCCCTGGCGATACTTTTATCCTGTTTCTTTCGAGGCATACTTATTTATATATTAATAATTAACTAGGAATGTGTTTCCATATTGGTTATTTATCCGTCAGTATAATTAGACTTTTCCCGTATATTCTCATCTGTTATTTTCTGATATATTAAAAATAAACTGCTATTAAAATCTCTCGTATATCTAAGATCAATACAATCAAGATGAACTTGAATAGCTTCACAGATTCCATCTTCTTTTGTTCCGTCTATTGGTATTAAAATTGTTTTAATATCTGTTCTTGTTTGACAAACAGGACAGGGGATCGTATTGGTGTTAAAGTGATCAAAATATTTAAGCATTATTTATCGGTTCTTTTATATTTATTTTTATTCTTTTAAGTAATATAAATTTATGTATTGATATAGATGAAGCCAATTCCAGCTGATTGTCTATTTTCATATACTTTATAACAGTTTTAACAATTGGGCTATATAGAAAGAGGCAGAAAAGAAGGAGCCATAATATATAGGCGAAATTAAGCAATATAAGCAAAAGAGAAGATAGTGCAATCAATAAAATCATCGTGAAATTAATTAATCTGTATTGTCGGCATATATGGCGTTCTATTCTATATTGGAGAGAATCTAATTGAGCCATACGTTTACAGATTTTATTTATTTCTATCCACTCGTTGATATTTTTTCTCTTGTTTATGACAACGTGGGCATTCATACACGAGTTCTAGTAATAGATCTGGCGGTCTATTTTTTTTCTCATTTATTTCAATAGAGCGGGCGCTAAGTGGGATGCTTTTTTCACATCTATTAAAAAAGCATATAAGGCGTGATTTCATATCTAATGGGATGTATTATTAAATTTATCGAGATAAAATTCAACCTGTTCCCGCCATTGTGCCATTGCGGTTCGTTCGCTTTCGAATAATGTTTGTTGTTTTAGAATCGTATTAACAATTCCGACGCCATCCAAGAGATATTTAATAACCAACAATATTTCTTTCATACAGCAAGAGCATTCGTGTGTTACTTGATTATGAAGGTATTGTTGATGATCACAGGCGCATAAGGTAGAACCCACATATGTTGGATAAAATTTCATTTTCACATGTTATAACTTTCTAGCAATACGGTTCCATTTCTTTAATGCTTTTTTTAATGTTTTGCAGAGTCCTGTATCTTTCATGCAAATTGGGCAATAAATTTTCCATAAGATTGTATTGCTATAAATTTGAACAGAGGATTTGATGTGTTGTGAACAGGGGATAATTTTTGATTCAAGTTCTTTAATTTCAGTAGCTTTTAAAAATGACATACTTTTATATTAAATAAATAGGGGGAATCTCTGGTCAACCATATCAGGTCCCCTCCCTTTTAATGATTAAGCCAGAGATCCCCTGATGTTCTGTTACATCACAGCTAAAGTATTATTCCGGTTTTTAGGATATGATTTCCTGTGTTTAGGAGTTTGAATAATATCTATAAACTTCTTAGAAGAGAAATAATCCGTATGATTTCTTTTGACATGCCAATTTATATCGGCTTTACTTCTTAGATGGACATGGCAAGTTATAAAGGGGCATTTTAAACTTGGCATTATTTTATCCCTGAGAATAGTCTTTCTATTTGTGGATAGTCATCCACTTTTATTATTTATTTGAATTACTATTTTCCAAAACAACATCTTGCCGCAGCAAAAGTAAGCAAAACAGAAATATAAGAAAAGATTGATATAATAATACCATAGAGATCTTCTTTATTAAATTTTTTCATTTAAGCAATCCTTTCATGTGGATAGTCATCCACCTTCGGAACATTTATTTTCTTTAATAATAAACGTATATCTTCCTCCGCGATGACTCGAATCCCAGCATTTAGCCCAGAAGAGTTTATTTTCTTTTAAGGCATAGACTAAATCTTCGTTGTCGGACCATCCTCCTGTACATAATTCGTAAGTATCGGCCATCGATTCAAAAGGTATTATTCCAAGGATTTCTATTCCAGGATGACTATCTATTCTTGTATGATTCCATTTCCCATAATTATGATTCCACAATTCATAAACGAAAGCCAACAAACTTGTCCAATTATCATCCTCCCATTCGATTATTTTTTTTAATTCATTTATGCGAGGATAGAGATTCATTCTGCAATTCCAACAGTCGTTTTCTTTTTTCTCCATCCTTGGTCAAGCAGTTGGAATGCGAGTCGTCGTATCCATTCTGGATAAATTATCTTCTTTGGATTCGGCATATAACCAAGGAGATCAGCGACTAAATCCCGAATTAGTATATCGACATCGATACTTGTATATTTTAAATCTCCTATATTTTTATTCTCATCATGCCAGCACATATTTTTTACTCTGCTTTCCAGCTTCTATATTTCAGAATATCCCTGGTTGCGCCATAGGATAATCCAGATCTAGCGGCGACATGGGCAATTGAAATTGTATCTCGGACACGATTTTCATTCCAGTATTTTTGGCGATGTTGACCATAGAACTGGCGCATCCAATTAACAATTTCCCACGTAGCGACAGCTCTACCATTTTTCTCTCCTTCTCTCATCTTGATTATCTCCCTTGTGTGGATAGTCATCCACCTGTGGATAGTCATCCACTTGTGGATAGTCATCCACTTCACTTAATTTATTTGTCATCTCCCAAATCTTTCTTTTTGCGTTAAAAAATTCCGTCATTTTTGCAAGATAATCTATTTTTTGGGAATCTCTTTCTTCCAAGGATTTAACAAATAATTGCATGCTGAAAAGTAATGTAAGATCAAAAGGATTCTCATTCCTATTTTGGTCATTCATATCATTAAGACTATTCTTGATATTAATCAATGACAGGCCGAACCATATTATTGAGCCAATCTTTTTCCCTCACTTGCCCAAATTCCCAAATACCAGGATTAATTAGGATTTCTTTATGTTCATCATGTTTTAATTTAACTGGTTTTTCAACTTCAACAAAAAACATATGATTTTCTGATTCATATATTTTTATATTGGTATCTTCTAATTGATGTTTATGCCCCGTTTTTTCCCCATATGCTAAAATACCATCTTCACGTATTACTTTTATTTTTTCCGGCATTCTATCTACTTTTTCCAGCCATACATCGCCTTGCTGTAATTGATTATTATTCATTAAGTCCTCCTATTTAATTTATTGAAATAGACTTTTAAATTATTAAACAAAATTCCTGATGCGATCCCTGATGCGATCCTTGATGTGATCCCTGATGCAATCACCGACGCTATTCCAGATGCGATCCCTCATGCGACCCCTGATGCGATC